CTATAAGTTCTGGGGAACCCCCGGTACCAAGGACAGCCGCGAGCGTATTGCTGATCAGACCATTGGTACTGCCAACAGCCGCAACATCACCAAGGAGAAAGTCCTGGTGGTGCTTAAGGAATATACCGGTCCTGCGGACCCGGGTGATCCCACCCAGCCCAGCACCTTCAAGATTGCTCGGGAAACCCTGGTTACCGCCCAGCGCTTGCTGCTGGACACCGGCAACCTGAACATGTTCCACCAGAGCATCGGTTCTCTGACCCTGCTCGACGACTATCGCCGTTGGCGCGACCGCGTCTTCATCGACGAACTCGCCAAAGCTGAAGCCAACGGTGCTGCTTCTGGTTCCCAGGGTGGTTACTACTTCGCTGGTGGTAAGACCAAGGACTCCTCTGGTCGCATCTCCTACACCGCCGCTGAGTACACCGCTCAAGTCCAGCAGTTCTCTGTCGCTACCGACCTGCTGACCACCGTTAAGGACCTGCGTAAGCGCAACGTTCCTACCTTCGGTGATGGTCTGTATCGCTGCATCTGCGATCCCACCTTCATGATGCACCTGCGTCGTGATCCTGACTTCCGTGAGATCGCCCGTTACGCTGGTAATCCTGGTCAAGGCATGTACATGGGTAACCCCATGATGCCTAACAACTCCAGCTTCTACATGGGTCCCCAGGCTGGTCAGGCCTACTTCTTGGCTGGTGAGCCTGTGATGCCTACTGGCGTCCAGTTTGAAGGTGTGAAGTTCTTCGAGTCGACCAACTTCCCCTCCAAGAACGTTACCGCTTCCTTCGACGAGGGTTCGACCTACGGTTCTCAGGAAGTTGCCCAGGGTTACTTCTTCGGTCCTCAGTCTGTTGGTGTTGGTATCGGCGGCCCGAACGCCCAGGTGCTCATCAACAACAACGATGACTTCAGCCGCTTCATTATCCTGATCTGGCAACTGTACGCTGGCTTCGAGATCCTGAACAAGGACTTCGTCACCACCGCCTACAGCTTCGTCTCTGATGACGGTGTGGTCTGATAATTAAAACTGTTACTTCACACATAGGGAAAAATAAATGACCTATTTGTCCGCTAAAAAGATCTACCCGGGTAACTGGGCAGAACCCCTTAACGGTTGGTACAAGAACATTGATACCAACGACAGCGGTGGTAACAACCTGTCCAAGGGCGGCCCCACTTCGGTGTTGGCCGTCCCCGGCTGGCGTTACTTCCAGCAGCGTGGTTACGTTGCTGTTACCGCTACCTCTGGTGCTGGCGCTGTTGCAGAAGCAAGCGTGATCGTTCCTTCCCCCTATCGGAACGACTCCACCCGCACCGACATCACCGGCATGGTGATCTCTGGTGATTCCACCACCCCCGCTCACGTCTACCGCGCCACCATCTCTGTGGCTTCCGGTTGGGGCGATGGCCGCGTTGCTTCCGGCGTTTATGCTGCTACCGGCAACGTGATCACCTTCTGCCGTAACTCCAGCGGTCCTGTGGCCTCGACCGGCGTTGGTGAAGCTGTTAGCCAGGCTAACCTCACCTCCACCACTTCTGGAACCCAGGCTGGCGAAATCTACTTCGCTGGTGGTGCAGCTGCTTACAGCACCCTGCCCTTCCTGACCGCAACCGGCGCTGCTGGCGTTGATGCTTCCGGTGTCTACCGCGAAACCACCTCCGCTGAAACCTTCAAGGTCTTCGCCCGTGCCACCACCACTGGCCTGGCAACCTCCGGCGGCTTCTACATCTCCAGCGGTGACTCCGCTGCTGGTAAGACCGGTTACCTGGTTGTTGAAGTCTGCTACATCCAGCCCGACACTGCTGCTGGCTACGAGGACATTGACGGTTACCTCGAAGGCCGCACTGTTAGCTGAATAAGTTAAACTAGGACCAGAAATTACATCTGGTCCTTATGCTTTATCAGCACAAAAAGACTGGCACACGAGTAAAAGTTGTTAGCGAATGGGATGACGGCGATTGGTTCATGGTCGAAGACCAGGACGGTCGCCTCTTCACTGCTTACAAAACTGAGCTCGCGCCAGATGAAGAAGCTACCAAAAAGGTTAAAACTCTTCAGGTAAAAGATAAGGCAGCCAAAGAAGAACCCCGTTCCTTCCCGCCTGATACTCGCCTCAATATCAATGGGGCGACCGCCCAGATGATCGCAGATCACATTAAGGGTATCGGCCTTAAGACAGCTCGAGAAATTAAAGATCTCCAGATGTCTTTGTCGGGTGAAAGATTCAACAGTCTCGAACAGCTGAAGCAAATCAAGCGGGTGGACTGGGATTCTGTGATATCAGCGAATTTAATTCGCGTCTAAACTCA